GCAAGTATACCTGAAATGAAAACGGCGTGAGTCGAAACCCACGCCGTTTCATGCGCTTGCATGGTGGCACAAAGGTGCTATCATGCGGGCGTCATATTCCTGCGCGGTTGCATTGTACCGTACCTGGCCTCAGGGTCAACAATGCCGCAAGTCGCTCCCGGCGCGGTAGGGGAGCATGGAAGTAGTCGCGGGTGTCTGACCCTACCCCGCGCCACCGAAAGGTGCGCTCCCCCACGAAGGTAGCGGCTGGCAATCCTCCAGCGAAATGGTGAAATTCGTGGCTTCAACCGATGCGCGGCTCCGTGTGGGCTGGTTGAACGTGGCCCCCTTCGGGGGTCATGCTTCCCTCGCGCTCACCATGTGAACTGATATCAGCCCGAATTGATTCTTGCCCCTGTAAGAAAAACCCGCATCGTTCTCTTACGAACGTCATTCCCCACGTTGACGAACAGGAATGCCCCTCCGTATACTTGCGCGTATGCAGACGATCACATGGATGGACAATCGGAATCTGATGGGGGAACTGTGGCCGAAGTGGACGCTTGAGCCTGAATTGTCGCGGCTTTTGAACGAGCGGTGGGGATCGCTGCACCAGGACAAGCTGCGCGATTGCATTCGCCAGCACCGCCTCGAGCGCGACACAAAGCCGGACATTGCTGCAATTCACAAGGCGTACTGCGCGATCATGCCGCAAGCCGATGTCGTTGCGCGTAGCGATGTGCAGCACACGCGCATGAACGCCAACGCCGTGCAAGGCCCAACGCCGGCAGAGATTGAGGCGTGGGATGCTTGGGCGGTGAAAGTGTTAAGCACCGCAACTTCTGCGGAGATTGACGCAGCGCGTAAACGTATTGGCGTTGGCGTGCAGTCAGATCGTGTTCTTGCGGTGCTAGTGGATTATTGCAGGAACACGCCGCAGCCCCTGTAAACTGCGGTCATGGCGAAGAAAGACATCTCCATCCTGATGCTTGGCATGTCCGAATGTCTGCTCGGGAAGATGTTCCTGCCGCGCCGGCGCGGGGGTAGCGTCATCGCCATCTACTCAGGCGACATGATTGCCGCCAGGCTGCGCGATGAAGAAGGCATGTCCATCGCCGAGGCGCGGTCGTTTGTCACCGATCAGCTTGAGGCCAGTTGGTACGGGCCAGGAACCTACGGCATCATTTGGGCGGCGACCGAAGAAGATTTCGCCACGGTTCTGCAAGATGATTCCGCATGAATTGATACGGTCGCGTATAATGGCGGCATGACATCAGACGAACACATTTCGTATTCATACGCACTTACCGCCGACCCAGGCAAGCCTCTGCGCGAAGCCAAGGAAACCATCGTCAGCCTGACCGGGGATGTTGAGATGCTGAACGGCATCATCAAGGGGTTGCGCCACATGGTTGCCGATGCTCAGTCAAGCAGGGCGCAATTGGAAAAGGACTTTAACGCTGCCCTTGAAGAGCTGCACCAGCACAACGAACTGCTGAAGAAAGTCGTTGATGCATTGACACGGATGCGTGAGCAGCGTGATGAAGCACGGCGGAATGTGTGTTTGTGGCATGAAAGTTATACCGGAGGAAAGCCGGAGGACTATGCCACGCATCACGGCTGGGATTGCTTTTTACAAGAGGACGGCAAGTGAGCGATACCGACCGCATCATTGCTAGGCTCCACGCCCACGCACTCCGCAAGGAGAAGATCGCCAAGCGTCAGCCAGCGCGATTTGCCGAGTATGCCGAGAGTCTGAAGAAGGAATCCGAATTCCTCTACAAGATTATTGACTGCATCGAAGCACTTCAGGCCACCATCATCGACATCCGAAAGACAGAACTACATGCGAACCAACACGCCCGCAATCCTTGACAAGCGCATCCGGCTCATAGATCACCTTCGCGCTCAGGGCTTTACCGTTGCTCGTACCGCCACCGGGTTCATTGCCGTGGACGAGGATGGCATCATCTTCAACGTGTCACCCGTCCGCACCCACGTTTGCGTTGTCCATCCCGTTACCGAGCAATACATGGAAGAACGCACCCCCGGCCAGCCCGATCCCAAGTGGTTTGACGCCATGATCCAGGAGCTTGTCGCGTGGAGCAAAGACCGATGAAATGCAACTGCCCCGCCTGCCGCGATTACCGTCTGCATGACCGCATCATTGACGGCATTGTCATCTTGCTTGGAATTGCCAGTTTTTGGTTCGTGGTCTACATTGGCTTGATATGCTTTGGCGTATGGTAGAAATTACCGATTACGATCAGTTCAAGGCAAGCGTCACTAACCACCTCGAGGCCGCCGGCACAACGCGCTCCGGTCTTGCCAAGGCAATGGAAGCCAACGGCGTCCTTCGCGCACACACCGTGCGATGCCTGCTCGGCACCCCTGGCACGGTCATCGGCAAGCGCAAGCCGGCATTCGACTCCATCCTGAAGATCGCAAACGCAGCAGGTTTCGACCTGGTATTGCGCGAGCGAAAGGTAGAATCCGGTCAATGACCCGCCTGGTCGGACTGAACGAACACGGCCTCCCCGTTGGTGAAACCCATCACCGCGCCCGCGTTCCCGACCGCGTTGTCAACCAAATCAGGGAACTCCATGAAGAAGAAAACCTCGGCTACAGGCGCATCGCCAAGCTCGTCGGACTCTCCCGGTCCTTTGTCCGTAAGGTCTGCCTCTACCAGCGACGCGCCCAGTTCCCTACCCGCTGGAAGCGTGTCGAAGCGACCTGTCGGTAGACCCCGCCGCGGCCGTGTCATGGACAACCCCAAGGCTGCTGAGCTGCTTGATTGGCTAGCAACTGGGGGTACGTTGCTTGAATTCTCGCAGCGAAAGGGCAACCCGGATGTCCGCACCGTCCACGATTGGAAGGACGAGGACGCCGAATTTGCCGCACTTTATAAGGTCGCTCGAGACAAGGGGCAGGAAGCCATGCTTGAGGAGTGCAAGACCCTGAGCGACACGGAGCCTACGGACGCCGTACAAGCCGCCTGGAGGCGTTTGCAGGTCGATACCCGGCTCAAGACCCTCCGCATGTGGAACCCCGCTAGGTGGGCTGAGCGCGTTGATATGAACCACACGGGCGGCGTCAGCATTGTCCTCAAGACGGGCGTACCGGATGCCCCAAGAAATTGACCTGTTGTACAACCCCAGGCCGTGGCAGCGGCAGTGTCACCTCAGCCGGCGGCGTTTCACCGTGCTTGCCCTGCACCGCCGCGCTGGCAAGACCGAACTAGCCATCATGGAGCTGATTGACAAGGCCGTCCGCTGCAAGGCGGAACTAGGGTTCTTTGTCTACGTTGCGCCGTTCCTCAAGCAAGCCAAGGCCATTGCTTGGATGCGGCTCAAACAGAAGTTGCTACCCCTGCGTAGCGTGGCCGCGCTTGAGGTCAACGAGGCCGACTTGTCCGTGACGTTTGCCCACAACGGGGCGACCATCCGCCTGTTTGGTGGCGACAACCCGGACGCCCTGCGCGGCGTGCGCCTGGACGGCTGCGTCATTGACGAGGTCGCGCAGATTCGGCCCGAGGTGTGGAACGACATCATCCAGCCCGCGCTGTCCGACCGCAAGGGTTGGGCCATGTTCATCGGCACCCCTGCTGGCATCAACCTGTTCAGCGAGCTGTTCTACCGGGCAAACAGTCTGCCCGATTGGATGGCCGCTCGTTATACCGTTAACGATACTGACGCGCTGGATAAGGACGAGGTGCTGCGCTTGAAGCGCGACATGCCTGAGCAGGCGTTTGCACGCGAGTACCTGTGCGACTTCAGCGCGGCGGGCGATGACCAGCTGATTTCCTTGGCCGATGCCGAGGCCGCAGCGCAGCGCGTGTATATCGACAAGGATATTGACGGTGCGCCCAAGGTCCTTGGCGTGGACCCCGCACGGTTTGGAGATGACCGCAGCGTCATCATCAAGCGGCAGGGCATCCAGGCGTTTGAGCCAACGGTTTACCGTGGCATCGACAACATGGAACTGGCTTCAAGGGTGGCCAACATCATTGAGACTTGGGACCCGGACGCCGTGTTCATCGACAGCGGTGCTGGCGCAGGCGTCATCGACCGACTCCGGCAACTGGACTACGACATCGTGGAGGTGCCATTCGGCGGCAAGGCAATTCAATCCAACCTGTTTGTCAACCGCCGCACGGAAATGTGGTGGTCGATCAAGGAATGGATCGAGCAGGGCGGCGCAATCCCGAACCACGTTGACTTGAAGCAAGAGTTGTCTACGCCGATCTACTGGTATGACGCGGCCGGCAAGCGCATGCTCGAGGCCAAGGACGAGATCAAGAAGCGACTCCAGGGCGGCGGCTCACCGGACATTGCCGACGCGCTTGCGCTCACGTTTGCATTCCCAGTTCGCAAGAAGCTGCCACGCGACATCTATGACCGCGTGAAGAAGAACAAATCCGAGGAGTACGACCCGTATGCGAACACTTGAGGGACCCATAGGCGGCAAGCCGAGGGGTACGGTTGCGCGTATGTCGTGCATTCGACGAGCAACGCAGGATGACATTCCATCGTTGGTTCGGATGGCACGGCATTTCATCAGGTACGCGCCGCACGGCGCATTGATGGAGCCGAACGAAGAAGAGCTTGTCGCTCAATCTCGCATAATTGTTGACACGCCGATGTTTGGCGTATTCGTGGCAGAAGTTGACAACGAATTGGTTGCAATGTTTGTCGCGGTGATTGGCCCAGTTTGGTTTGCGCCATCACGCATGATGGCATCCGAACTTGCCTGGTGGGTTGAGCCTCATGCCCGAAACACTCCAATTGCGTTTCGTTTGTTGAAGGCATACGAGGATTGGGCAAAAGAAAACAACGCCGAATGCATGTTCATGGCGTCGCTTGAAATGGATCATGGACCAAACGTCGAACGAATGCTAACTCGGTTTGGATACGCCAAATCGGAAACGCAGTATTTCAAAGGAACATAGACATGGCAATTAGCACAACGGCAGCACTTGTTGCAATGGCAGCCGCCGCAGCCGCTGGCGCAGGCGCAACCGCCTATGGCGCGGTCAGCGCAAACGACGCGCAGAACAAAGCACGTGAGCAGCAGAAGAAAGCACAGGCAACGGCACTTGGTCGCGCAGCAAGCGAGCAGCGCACAAGCCAGCAGGCCATGGCCGCAGCCAATCGCAAGGAAGCCGATACCGCCACGCTCATGGCTAATGCTGGCATGCCCGCTCCGAACACGATGCTGACCGGAACGGGTGGCGTCAATCCGAACACGCTCGCGCTCGGCAAGTCAACCCTTCTTGGGCAGTAATCAATGAGCCAATACACAGGTGACGGAGGTTCGTATCCGGGCGCACCCAGGCGGGACCAGTTGTTCACCCGCTGGGGTCAGCTCAAGACCGAACGCGCCACCTGGTGGGCGCACTATCAGGAATTGACCACCTACATCCTCCCGCGCAACGGCCGTTACTTCCGGCAGGACCGCGACAAGGGATGGCGGCGTCACAACAACATCTACGACAACACGGGCACGCGGGCGCTGCGAACGCTCGGGGCCGGCATGATGGCCGGAGCGACCTCGCCCGCTCGCCCGTGGTTTCGACTTGCCACCGCTGACCCGCAGCTCAACTCGTACCAGCCCGTGAAGATGTGGCTGGACGATGTGACCAAGCGGATGCAGGCGGTGTTTCAGAGGTCGAACACCTACCGCGCCCTGCATCAGATGTACGAGGAACTGGGCTGCTTCGGCACGGCGGCGAGCATCATGCTGCCCGACTTCAAAAACGTGGTGCATCACTACCCAGTGACCACGGGCGAATACTGCATCGCCACCGATTACCAAGGCCGCGTCTGCACGCTGTACCGGGAGTTCGAAAAGACCGTCGGCGAGATCGTGAAGGAGTTTGGTTACGACAACTGTTCCAACACGGTCAAGAGCATGTATGACCGCGGCAACCTGGACAAGTGGATTCCCATCATCCACGCCATTGAGCCGCGTGCCGACCGCGACATCAAGAAGCGCGACAGCAAGAACATGCCGTTCGGGTCGTGGTATTTTGAGGTCGGCGGCGAGCAAGACAAGTTCTTACGCGTTGGCGGTTTCCAGCATTTCCCGTGCCTTGTCCCCCGGTGGGCAACTGCCGGCGGCGACATCTACGGCAACAGTCCTGGCATGGAGGCGCTTGGCGACATCAAGCAGCTGCAACATGAGCAGCTTCGCAAGGCGCAGGTCATTGACTACCAAACCAAGCCGCCGCTTCAGGTCCCGATCTCCATGAAGAACCGCGATGTGGAGATGCTGCCTGGTGGCGTCACTTTCGTGGACGGTACCTCGCAGCCCATCCGCACGGCGTTTGATGTCAACCTGAACCTTCAGCACTTGCTGATGGACATTCAGGACTGCCGCGAGCGCGTGCGTGGTGCGTTCTACGCCGACCTGTTCCTGATGCTTGCCAACGCCACGGACACGCGCATGACCGCGACCGAGGTGGCTGAGCGGCACGAGGAGAAGCTGCTGATGCTTGGCCCGGTCCTTGAGCGCCTGCACAACGAACTGCTGGACCCGCTCATTGACAGCACGTTCACCCACATGATTACTGCCGGCCTGATCCCGCCCGCCCCCGAGGAATTGCAGGGCATGGATCTGTCGGTGGAGTTTGTGTCCATGCTTGCTCAGGCGCAGCGTGCCATTGGCACCAACAGCGTGGACCGTTTCGTGGGCAACCTCGGCGCGGTGGCCGCATTCAAGCCGGATGTCCTAGACAAGTTTGATGCCGACCAGTGGGCCGACATTTACAGCGACATGCTTGGCGTGGACCCGAGCCTCATCATTGCCGACAAGAACGTGGCAATGGTGCGCGATGCTCGAGCCAAGGCGCAGGCGGCGCAGGCCCAGGCCGCTGCCATGCAGCAGCAGTCGCAGACTGTCAAGAACATGGCGCAGGCCCCGACCGGAGGCCAGCAGAATGCCCTGACGGACGTAATGAACATGTTCTCCGGTTACAACTCCCCTTCCGCAGTAGAGGTCTGACACATGGCAAAGGCAATGACGCTTCTTTACGGTCCCGAATCCAAGGGTGACGCCGCCGGCGCATCGGCCTTTATCTCGCGCCTCATGCACTGCGCGAACGCCATTCACATGCACCACCTGATGGTGGAGGGTCCGGGCAGCTTTGCCGCCCACAACGCCCTGAGCGTGTACGAACCGCTGCGCGAGGCCATTGACGATCTTGCCGAGGCTTGGATGGGTTGCACGGGCGAGAAGCTCAAGTTTGGCCCTGGCGCGTTTGAAATGGCACCGACCCCGCTGGCCGAAGTGCAGAAGGTCTACGAGTACCTTGAGGCCGACCGCATGGTCATGGGTACCGAGAGCCACATTCAGAACGAGATCGACGCGATTTGCACGCTGATCTCTTCAACGCTTTACAAGCTGACTCGCCTTGCCTAATGGGACCCATAGGCATTTGACGAGTCGATAGATTCCCCCGATGAGTACACACGACCCGCTCGACATTCGCGGTCAAGAGCGCATTCAGGCCAACCGTGCCATGCGCGACAAGCTTGAGCGCGAAAGCGAGGAGTCGGACATTCGATGGTTGATGAGCAGCAAGCGAGGTCGCCGAGTCGTATGGCGGCTACTGGACCAGGCAGGAGTGTTTCGTTCGTCTTTCAACACCAACGCGATGGCAATGGCTTTCGCCGAGGGCAACAGGAACTACGGACTCCGCACTCTCTCACAGGTTCACGCTCTCTGTTCTGAGTTGTACCCAACCATGATGAAGGAGCAAACCAATGACCGAACCAACGATGACGGAAGCCTTAACGAACAATAACGGCATTCCGGCATCTGAAGCCCCGAAGAGCGCAACGGCGACGGCTGAGGCACTTTACGGGGAACAGCAGCAAGCACCGAAGGCACAGGACCAGCAAGCCGCGGAGTCGGCCGATACTGGCAAGCCGGAGGCAACCGAGCAGGCGAAGCCGGAAGGCGCGCCGGAGAAGTACGAGTTCAAGGCCCCTGAGGGCAAGCAGCTCGACGCCGAGACCGTGGAAGCGTTCTCGGAGGTTGCCAAGGAATTGAACCTGACCCAAGATGCCGCGCAGAAAATGCTTACCGCGATGTCCGAAAAGATTGGCACGCGGCAGGCAGCACAGGTTGAGGCAGTCCGCTCGCAATGGGCGGAATCTTCAAAGGCCGACAAGGAATTTGGTGGTGACAAGATCACCGAGAACCTTTCAGTTGCGAAGAAGGCACTTGACACGTTCGGCACCGCCGAACTGCGCACGTTGCTCAACGACTCTGGCCTGGGCAATCACCCGGAAGTAATCCGGTTCATGTTCAGGGCAGGGAAGGCAATCAGTGAGGATCGCTACGTCGGGCCATCCACGGGTTCATCGAACGGAAAGTCGAACGGACCAATGGACTTTGCTGGCGCAGCGGCCGCCCTCTATTCCAATCACTCGTAAATCACACACATAAGGAGCTACCACAATGGCAGCAATTACCGCTACTAATCTGACTCTTGCCGATTGGGCAAAGCGCACCGATCCCGATGGCCGCGTCCCGGTCATTGCCGAACTTCTTTCTCAAAGCAACGAAATCCTTGAGGATTGCGTGTTCAAGGAAGGCAACCTGCCCACGGGCGACCGCGTGGTCATCCGTACTGGTCTGCCGACCGTGTACTGGCGTGCGCTCAACCAGGGCATTCCGAACAGCAAGTCCACGACCGCGCAGGTCGATGAAGCTTGCGGCATCCTTGAGGCTCGCAGCGAAGTCGACAAGGACCTCGCCATGCTCAACGGCAACACGGCTCAGTTCCGTCTGTCTGAAGACACGGCGTTCCTTGAGGCCATGAACCAGACTCAGGCCACGACTCTGTTCTACGGCAATCCGGCGACCGATCCGAAGCAGTTCCTTGGACTTGCTACCCGGTATTCGTCCACCTCTGCTGGTAACGGCGCAAACGTCATCAACAGCCTCACTACTGGTTCTTACTCCTCTACGGCAAACACCTCGGTGTACCTGGTTGTGTGGGGCGATCAGACCGTTTACTGCCCCTTTCCGAAGGGCAGCAAGGCCGGCCTAATCCATGAGGATCTTGGCGAGCAGACCGTCTACAACAGCGACGGCACCCGCCTGCAGGCGTATGCCACTCGCTACCAGTGGAAGAACGGCTTGGTCGTGAAGGATTGGCGTTACGTTGTGCGTATTGCCAACATCAACACCAGCCATCTGTTTGCGCAGGGAGACAGCCAGGCTGTGGGCGCTTCGTACAACCTGATTCGTGCAATGGCTCGCGCCATGTACCGCATTCCGAACATGTCGATGGGCCGTGCTGCCTTCTACATGAACCGCACCGTTCACAGCGGCCTGTCGGTGATGGCTCTTGATAAGAGCCAGTACGTCCTGAAGGTCAACGAAGGTCTGTCGCAGTTTGGTACTGCTGCTTCGTACCTCTCGTTCTTGGGAATCCCGCTGCGTCGCGTGGATGCCATCCTCAACACCGAAGCACAGGTGTCCTAATAGGACGCTCTGAACAAGAAAGGAATTCACTCAAATGATTCTTGATACCAAGTTGGTTGTTTCGGGAACCGTTCCCGCATCGGGCGTCATCACCGGACAGGCCGCGCTTCCCGCGTCTGGCACTCCGGTGGTTTCCACAGACAGCATCGACCTTGCCAGTGTCCGTGACATTGGCGAAGGCGATGATCTGTACATGGTTTTCACCGTTGTGGAGGCTTACAACACACTGACTTCGCTGCAGTTTGATGTCATTGTTGGAACAAATGCCGCTCTTACCACGGGTGTTGTTGTGGCTGGTTCGTCCGGCGCGGTTGTTCTTGCCAGCCTGACTGCCAATGCTCAGTTTGCGGTTCGCATCAATCCGCAGCTGTTCTCCAAGGGAACGCAGTACATTGGCGCACGTTATGTCACGCTCGGGACCACCCCGACCACTGGCAGCGTGTGTGCATACGTTGTGGCTGACATCCAGGACGGCCGTAAGTTCTACCCGTCTGGTTTCGCAATTCAGTAATAAGGAATCTGCTTCATGAAGGTTCGTGTTCTTATCAAGTGTTTCGTTGAAAATTCCCTTCGTGAAGAAGGCGAAATCTTTGAGTACAATGGTCAAATCAATGATTGCCTTGAGCCAATTGATGGTTCCTGGGAATCTGAAGATGACGAGGCCACTGTTGCGGTCATGGAAGCCACCAAGCGCAAGCCCGGTCGGCCCAAGATGACCAAGGACACGGACGGAGCTTGAGTCCTGTGAAGTGAAGCGCAACGAGGGGAGCCGTCGGGAAACCACGGCTCCCCTCATTTCACTAGGAGGCGGTC